ATCGAAATAGTTTACAATAGAAAAAGGATTCATTCTTATTTAAACTTTACAAGTCCAGCTGAGTTTATTAAGAAGTATTATGAACGAGTAGCCTAATTTTCATGTCCGAAAAATAGTGGGTAGTTCAATCTCTCGCGGCTTTTTCGATCACAGACTTTAAATGGGACGATGAGGACACCATTTTTGAGCTTGCAAAAATTTTCCAGCTCATAGACAAACTCTATGCAGAGCTTCATCCTCTTCATAGAGAGAGAATGTCGCAAGTCCTAAAGTCTAGACTCATGGAAATGCCCGAAGACGAAGGCGTTGTAAAGTCAATACGAAACTCAGAAGCCCTGCATTTAATGGAGTCTGATTTAACTGGGGAGGATAAGGAGGGGTTTGAGGGCGATGGGGAATGAAAACAATCGACTCTCAAATACTTGCGAATCTACTCGTTGAGTATCAGAATCTAACAACCAAAAAACAAAAGTCCGAGTTTTACTCTCGGACTGCGTTACTCTTTGGACTCAAAGAAAAAGTTTTCAAAGATAGATTCTATCGTTATAAGCAAAAGCAAACTTTTTTTAAACGCAGAAGAGTAGACTATGGAGTCACTAGGCTAGATGTTACCTACCACCAATTAATAGAAGACATGAAAATTATTTCTTCTATCAAACTGGCTTCTAGTTTGAATCCAAACAACGAATTTCGTTTTTTTAGAAATCGGAAATTCAACTCTACTTCCATTGCAATCGAGATTGCCTATGCTAAAAAACTAATCCAAAAAAAATACTCTGTGAGCACAGTAAATTCTTGGATTAAAAAATTAGGACTCAACTACGGATCCTTTTTCAGGGAGCTTGCTTCTATTCATTTGGTGGCAGGTTATTCCAATGATGTCTGGCTAATCGATGCAACTCCTTTGCAATCCATCTACCTAGATAGGAATGCAAGACTCATCTACGACACTCAGATTGGGCAAGACAAAAACCACGGCAACGACATTCTAGTGAAAAGAGACTTACGTAAAGTATGGCTCTACTTTGTAGTAGATAAATTCTCCGGAGCTTTCTTGGTGAGAATCTACATTGGCGAAAAACTAGGAGAGAACGAACACCACTGGGCGGAAACTCTTCGTTATGCGATGTCTAAAAAGTCTGATTATAGAATTCCACTCCAAGGAATACCGAATAATATCTATTCAGATGCAGGAGCGTCTAAAGGCTCTCTACTCAAAAAATACTTTGAGTATTTCGACATTCTCTCTGTTGCTCATGCACCCGGTAATTCCAAAGCCACAGGCTCAGTAGAAGCTCGTATTGGTAGTTTTAAACGTACCATCGAGACACTATTTAACTCTGCTATTAAAAAATCAGAGATTCATAATTCCAAATTAGAGTCTCTGATTGAGTTTTGTGACGAATGGTCAATCTACCAAAACCAAGAACTGGGACTCTACGATAAGTATAGAGCAGGTCTTAGCCATATTGCAGAGGTAACAGAGGAGCATTACCTACAAGCTTCCTCCGACATAGAAGTTCGTAGTGTGGATAATTTTGGGGAAGTAGATTTGGATGGTAAACAATACTATGTGAATATAGACCTAGTAGGAACCAAGGTTCAGATTCTCAGACGTTACCCGAATCGATTTATCGCTAAAGATATTTTTGGAAGTTTCCATGAATGCTCAGAGCAGTTAAACGAATCTAGCTTGCTCGGAGAGACTAGAACCAAATTAGAAAAATCTAGATTTGCTGAAAACAAAAAAGCAGTCATAGAAAAAGCAAAAGAGTTCAAGAAGAATACAACCGTAGAAGATTTGCTCCCTTCCAATATCTTTGCACTCAAAGATAAAAATATAGTTGCTTATTCAATCAAAAGCTCTTGGGAAAAAGTATTAGAAGAGTCGGGCTATTCCGAAATGGAAATACCCGAAGATTACAAAGTCTTATTCTGCGATATGTTCTACCAAGCATTAGAAACCAAAAATCACGTATCCAGAGAAGTCTTAGACAAAGCAGTTTTTCTGCTAAATAAATACATGAAACAAAACGAGGCAAACCAATGAAACTAGAAACAACAAACGAAGGATCAGAAATAGCAGGACTAGTTCCCACTAAATCATTTGTCAAAGCTTCACAGCTCATCAAAAGAGCAGTAGCTAAAAACACAATGCTTGCTATCTCTGGAGAGGCTGGAATCGGAAAATCAACAGTCAGAGAAATTTCAATCGGTAGATACTCCGAAAGCTTTGATAGATATGTAATCATCAAGCCAGAGGCAGGAATTGTTTATTCGCAAGTAGACAAAACAGCTTCCATCATATCCATGATGATTGAAAAATTATCTTCCATTAAACCAGCAAGAGATGTAGTAAAACGAATCGACCAATTAAACGAAGCTCTGAAATTCAATCGAACTAAAAAAATAATTCTAGTAATCGATGAAGCTCAGGATCTCTCCCAAACAACCATGTATGGTCTAAAAAAAATTCACGAGCTAAACCAGAGATTCAAATCGGGTGCTAGTTTCAGTATTTTGCTTTTTGGCAAGCCAAGCCTAAAATCAAAACTAAACGACTACGAGCTAGGTTACAGGATAGAGCAATACTCTATGCAGTCTATGGACAAGGAGGAAATGAAAGCTTTCCTGAATAACAAAAAAGTAAAATTCAAAATGGATAGGCTCTATGAGTCTTTCTATCAATCTACTAAAGGGCTTCCCCTCTCAGCTAAAAAAACGGTAGATGAAATTTTTAGAATTTCAAAAGAGCGTAAACTAGATTACGATCATTCCTTTAGTTTCTACCTCACAGGAGATCTATCTAAGTCTGCAAGAGATGCTGGCATATCGAATAACGATATTAGTAAATTCTTTTATAAAAAATTCGGAAAGCATGTTGACCCTTCTACTGTTCACAAAGCGAACAAAGGAATCTTGAACACTCACCTAGCAGGAGAGATTAGAGATTTCACAGAGGGCTTGATTCAAAACAAAGAACCGATCTAAAAAAAAAGGAGCGTGTATGAAAAACTATTCCTATAGTGGAAGCTTAATGAAAAAAAAAGAATCCCCCAAACTGGAGGAAATCAACATCCATGCACAAGCACTGCAAGAAGATCTTTCTGTTTATCCCGAAATTCTTTCTACGAAGGACTGTGCTAAAATAGTAGGAGTAACTGCTCGAACCATTTTGAATTATGTAAACCTCAACTGGCTCAAAGCAAATGGAATTTCTTCACGCTCTATTCGTGTTCTAAAAACAGATTTAATCAAGTTCATCTTGTCTAGAAGATTTGAAGATGTATTCGATCGAGACATTCCCGATTTTAAAATTATCAAAAAGGAGAAAATGCAAATTCCGCAAAAAGAGCAAACTCTTTTTTAGAGGAAATAGACTCGTATTATTTTTGGCTAATCAAACGACATTGGATATAGTTTCCAAGGTTTTTCGCAGGGTGTAAAAAGCCCTGTATTTTTTTTTGATATGGCAAGTTATACGAATGAACATAAAATCATAGCCTTCTCTGTTTTTCAAAAACATGGAGAATTAGCGGCTACCAAAAAAGAGCTACGTAAAGACCCACGCTTTCCCACTATCAATAAATCGACTCTTACTAAATGGGCAAATGAAAAAGATGCAAATGGTAAAACATGGAAAGAACGTTTCCAAGAGATTTCAAAAATCTCTAATGAAGCCATCGACTTTAATCTAGCTAGAGAGAAAAAACAAACCATAGAGAATCTGGTTCAACTCAAAGAATATATTTTCACTAAAACATTGAACACAGAAGTAAAAACGGCAGAGGGCGGTGCGAAAGCCTACGCAGTTTTAACCCAAGCGTTAATAGAGGTAACGGGCACCGATATTAAAGACGAAATCCTAAAACAAATGAGTGAAGCTATATTTTCTGCACTCGCTACTCATCCTGTAGTAGGTCCGGTAATCAAAGAATACTGGGAAGAGATCAAACCTAAAATTGAACTCAATTTTAATAGGATGAAAAAATGAGTTTAGATCATTTAATTAAACTAGGAGATTCTCAGTTTCAAAAATTATCCATGCTCGAATGGGCATCTAAATATTTAAACATTGAAAACTCAGGGAGAATGACACCTTTTAGTCTAGAAGGTCATGAGCCTTTAAGAGAAATCTATGAATCCTTTATGCACCCGTATTTATCTATCCGTAAAGCCGCTCAACTCGGAGTGTCTACCTTTTCTGCATCAAGGGCAATTTATCTCGGTCAACGATATGGTCTCACTTCTGTATACTATTTTCCAACAGATGTAGAAGTGAACGATTTTGTAGATGGTAAATTTATGCCCTTAGTTTACGGCTCAGATAAAATTCTAGCACTTATGCAAAAAGGAGATCCTAATAATAAGAACCTAAAAGTATTCAGAGGGTTTTCTATTTTCTTTCGGGGACTCTTTAATAAGCGTAGAGTAAAAGGCATAACCGCCGACATGGTAATCAAAGATGAAATAGATGAGGCAAACCAAGAAAATTTAAAATTTGCTGACGATAGAGGATACCATTCTAAGTATAATTTTATTCAAGAACTTTCACAACCCTCTATTCCCGATTATGGAATCGATGCAAGTTTTAAAAAAGGAGACCAGCGTTTTTGGGGGGTTAAATGCTCTTCTTGCAATAAATGGAATTTTCCCGATAAAAACTTTCCTGATTGTATTATAACTCCGAGAAAAAATTCAAATCTAAAAGAAAAATACCTATGTTGTATCCACTGTAAAAAACCAATCGATATTGCAAAAGGCTCTTGGGTTGCCGACTTCCCAACGAAAACAAAAGACAGAAAGTCCTATCATCTATCTCATTTAATCTTCAAAGTAAAATCTCCCGAAAAGATTCATAAAAATTATACAGAAGCAAGTTCGACTATAGAAAAACAAAATTTTAGCATCTCCGATTTAGGACTTCCCTTTGCTTCTAAAAATACAAAACCAATTACACTCACTCTGTTAAATTCTTTGCAAAGAGATTATCCTGTCATGAACCAATTTTCACATTCTTATTTCGGAATGGATGTGGGTGATAAATGTCATTTGGTTTTTGGTCATTATTATAATGGACTCATTCGGGTTCATCAATTTTTAGAACTCCCTGCTGAAAATGAATCCTTGATTATAGAATCCATTCGCAGGCATAATCCTATCTCAGGTGTAGTAGATGCAATGCCCTTCAAAACCTTATCCAAAGCAATTGCAAGAGCCTTTGCAGGAAGAGTCTATATTCAGTATTTCAAATCCGATTCTTTGAAACGTGGAGTAGAAGGGGAAGGCGACTTTGAAGTACCGAAAGTAAATGTAAATAGAACAGAGAGCTTGGATGAAACAATCGACCAACTCATGGAAGAAAAAATAATTCTACCCTCTTTGAAAAAATGCTCAGGTAAAAATTTAGAAAATTATAATAACTTTCGCTCTCAATTACAATTCCTAATCAAAGAACCAGTAGAAAGAGCCAGCGGAGTTTTAGAATATGAATACAAGCACAACGTGCCAAATCATTTTGGCATGGCTCTAAATTCTATGCGAATAGCTTCTGAGCTTGCTAGCTATCATGTCACTTCAAACGTGGATCCAATTTTTATAAACCTATGAGGAAATTTTATGTGGACTAAATTAAAAAGTTATTTTATTAAAGAAAAAAAAGAACTGAAAGAAAATCGAACTACCTCAGTTCCCAATGAAGATGCAAGAAGTAGTGAAGACTCTACTTCTAACCAAATTCCCTTTCCAAGAGAATTCCTAGAAGTAATCGATCATCTAATTCTAAACACGCCCGATTTGTCACAAGCTTTACGTAAAACAATCACCATAGGAAACACAGGCCATAGAATAGAGTTTGAAGGACTCTCGGATTCTGAATCAGAAAAAGCAAGAAAGGAGATCGAAAATTTTTCAAAAACAGTTTTGAAATACCAAGCAGGTATGGACTCTTTGGTGAATCTACTTTTCGTGCAAGCAACCACTAAGGGAGCTATTTCTATAGAAGCAGTTCCTAATGTTACAATGGATGGAATTTCTAAAATAGTATTTGTTCCTGTAAAAGATATTCTATTTAAAAAAATCGACAAAGAATACTATCCTCACCAGATATCATTTGGAAATGATGATATTCTTTTAAATGAAAATCAATACATGTATATTCCTTTGCAAACCTTAGAAAATTCTCCTTATGGAATCCCTCCCTTTATCTCAGCTTACTTTTCTCTCAGCATTCAAAAAGATGGTGTATCCAATCTAAAAAATATAATTCGTAAATTTGGACTTATGGGTTTTATCTTTGCTCAAAAAAGAATTCCTGCTAATGAAGGATTCTCCCAAAACGAATACAGAGAATTTCTCAAAAAAGATTTAAAAAACTTTTCCGAAAGTTTTAGAAATAATTTCAACTCAGGAGTTGCAGTAGCCTATAACGATGTAGACATCAAGCATAATTCAGTCACAGCAGATTCTAAAGGAGTGGGAGAAATCTTCCAACTCATAGAACAGCAAGTTGCCTCTGGCATAGACATTGACCCTGCACTACTAGGGCGTTCCTACTCCACAACCGAAACCTATGCCGGTGTAGTGTATCATGCCTTTCTAAGTAGCATTAGCAATACGAGAAGACTCATCAAAAGAGCACTCGAAAAAGTTTTACTCATGCATCTCAGTTTAAAAGGCTTTCCTGTAAAATCAGTGAAGGTAATTTTTAACGAAGACAAAGAACTCAATCCCGAAAAAGCAGAGCTTGCCAAAAAAACAAAAATCGAAAATGTTCTTTTGAAACTTCAAGCAGGAATCATTAACTTAGAAACTGCCTGCAAAGAATTAGGATATGCAGGGCTACCCGAAAAAAAGTAAGTCCCGTTGACCTAAGCAGTCAACAAGGACATACACACAATGAAACTTGTAATCACGAGGCAAAACTCTCAGATACTGTTTTATCTAAAGATATGTTTGATCTCTACAAAGAAGAAATCGAAAGAATCGCTTCCGAAATAGAATATTTGCTTATCAATAATTCTTCTACCAAAACGATTTTCAAATACCTAGACGAAGAGCTAGGTAAAAAACTTCCCTCTACTCTAGCTGGAGCCTTAAAAAATAGACTCATAGAAACATGGATAGAAGGAACAAAAATTACACCCTCAGAGCAAGCAACAAAAACCGCAACCCAAAGCCTACCGGAGTCTATCAAATGGTTTGAAGACTCGAACCAATTCGACTTTGGAAAAATCTACAATGACTACGAAAAAGAAATCAGACAGTCTATTTTAGAATCTCTGAAAGGAGAAGATTCCATTTCCGGGTCGATTCTTGCCAAAGTTAAAAAAGAATTTGGAAACAAAATGAATGAAGCCCAAATCTTTAACAGGTATAGACTGGTCGGAGAAAATGCACTCAACAAAGCAAAAAACTTTTCGCAAATTCTTTCTTATGAAGAATTACAAATTAAAAAATTTACAATCTCTGCAATTCTAGACCAAAAAACTTCTAATATCTGTAAAATCCTAAACGGTAAAACCTTTGAAACAAAAATTGCTTCTAGCTATGTAAAAGAAGTTTTAAATACTCCGCCTGATAAAGTAGTAAATAAATTCCCTTGGGCAGATCCCAAAAAATATCCTTCCGATATTTCCGAAATCAAGTCTCTCACCAATTCTGAGATTCAAAAAATATACAATGACATGGCAGTCAAGCTTCCTCCCTTCCATGCCTTTTGTAGAACCACAGTCATCATTAAAACCTTCACAGAATCCAAATCAATTGCAGAGGCAGAAAGCTTCGCAAAAGAAAATAATTTAGCAAACAAAGTAAACTATGAAGGACTTCCTTTGTATGTTGCTAACTCTGTGAATGAAACATTACTTGACTTAAAAACAAAGTATGATACAACTTATGATGAGATTGTTTCAAAGGAAGTGAAAGAAGTTATCATTAAAAAAGATGGAAGTAAAAAAGATATTTATCCTATCATGCAATCTAATTCAAAAATTTTAATTATAAATAAATTATTTTTTTTGGAAAAAAACTTTTTGGACTTACAATCAGTAAATGATTTTGTTTTTAGTAAATTCAATGAATTTGTTTTTGATAAGCGTTATTGGAATTCTGAAAACTTTTCTCAATTGGTCATTCATGAGTTCGGTCATAGACTAACTTCTCAGAAGTTTTCTTTACTTGCAAAAGGTTTAACGGAAAGGGAAAAAGAAAATCTAGTTAGTAAAAGATATGTAACTAGCAGTTACAGTCAAATAGATGGAAAAGAAAGACTTGCTGAAATTTTTGTTTTATTAGAAAAGGGAGGTGAGTTAAATGAAGAGTTTATCAATATTTTTAAAAAATTTAGGTGAGGAAATTTAACATGCTATCAATGCCGGATTGTTTTAGGTGTAAGTACTATATCAAAGATGGTAAATGCGAAGCTTTTGAAAATATACCAGAAGATATTATTTTACAAAAAACAGATCATACTGTTCCCTATCCAAATGACAAGGGATATTTATTTGAGATAAAAGAAGAAATGAGAGATCTTCCATGGTTTTAAAGATTTGAGTAAAGAAAGTAAACCCTTATTTAAATGTGTTTCTTGTAAGAGAATTGTAAAAACTCATGAAGTGGTTTTTGAAAAAGAAATGAAAGCTAATTTGAATTTTGAAAGCAAACTTAAACTGATTATCAAATGTCCATTTTGCAATTCATTCAATTATTTGGAGAAATAAAAATGAAAACAGAATACAAATCTAGAATACCAACAGAAGAGGAAATATTTTATTTTAAAATGTCGGTCGAATCCCCAAAAAATACAATAGAAATATACGATAAAATTTTTTCTGTTTTTATTGCTACAGCAGGAATTATGATCTCTTTAAATTCATCGAATGGATTCTTAAATATTTTATCCTATATTTTTTCTTGGCTTTGTTTATTATTTTCGATTATGGGAGTCTTACCAAAAGAAAAAGCAATACAACCCAACTACTTCAAAGAAATGAAAGAATTTGTTGAAGCTAGAATTCAATTCAAAAAGAAAATTATATTTATTTCGATTATTTCACTCTTTATTTCTTTTTGTTTAAATTTATACTCTAAGATCAACCTATGACTTTAAAAATCAATCGAATCAAACTTTCAGAACTACAAACAATCAGAGTCAAAATTCCTGATTCTAAAAAAATTCTAGAACTACCTATGGATGAATTCATTGATCTCAAACTAGATTCTCTTTCTAAAGATGATTTGATTTTTGATATTAGAGAACTTCAAAAAATCATTTCCAAGATAAAACAAAAAGGCTTTCAAATCGAATTCGATATAGAGGAAACATGACTTTTAAAATCAACCGAATCAACTTAAACGAATTAGAAAATATTCGCTACAAACTAAAATCAGATTCTAGAACAATAGAACAATCCTGTTCTAAAGAATTAAATCTAGAATCTAAAGTCACTGTAGAAGAATCAGAATCCCTTTTGGACTTAAAAGAGTTTCTAAAACTTTTAACCAAATTGCAAAAAAGTGAATTTATAGAAATCGAATTCGATATAGAGGAAAAACCATGAAAACATCAGATATAGCTGTAGAGGCAATCGAGAACCTGAATCAATTTTTAGAACTAACTTCAAAGACTGAAAATGCAGATAGTGAATACCTCAAATCAATTGAATTTTTCATTCACTCCTTAAAGAAAGAAGTTTTTGGGAATATCGTTAAACATGAGTATATTGATTTTTGGTATAAAAATAGAAAAAAAGTGAATGTAAAAAAATTCATAAATAATCCAAAAAAGACTTTGGAACTTTTTCAAAATCTAAAAGATAAATAATTACACGAAATAAGAACATTCTAAATCGATAGCTAAAACTCGACTTCTTTAGTAAACAAGGAGAGTCGTAAATGGCTAAAAAAACAAAGGATGTTCAGGAAAGCATCCCAACCCTAGAAATTCGTTCGGAAGTAGAAGCAAATGACTTCATTAAAAAAATTTCCGATTTGCAAAAAGAAAAAAATCAAATCAAAGATGATTATGATTTAAGAATCAGTGAGCTACAAAGTGATCTGGCATTTGAAATCGAACCCATCGAAAAGGAAATCAAAACTCTCACTCTTTCTTTGAAGAAATTTTCAGATTCAAAAAGAACAGAATTCTTTAAAGACTCTAAAACATGGAGTCTACCCTGCGGAGATTTGGTTTATAGAAAAAATCCAGATTCTGTAGATGTGAAAAATTCCAAAAATCTAATCGATAAAATTCTCACCAAAAACGAACTCTTGGATTTTGCAGAAAAAGCAAAAGTGAAATTTTCTAAGGTATTTCTGAAGATGAAATTAGAAGTAAACAAAGAAGCAATCCACGAGAATCCTAAGAAGGCAAAAGAGCTAACAGGAATTGGTCTATCGGAGGGCATCGAGAGATTCACAATTAAACCTTATGAATCCAATTTAGAAATTGAGGCTCCTCTTGAAGACTGAAAAAAAAATCATCATCAAAAAAACAAAAGTATCAGTAGACGAGGTGATTAAATCACCTCCTAAAAAAAAGAAAGGAAAGAATGGAAGAGTTTCTAAGTAAAATTCTGAAAACCTCTTTTATAGAAGTTTTAATTTATGGCATGCAAAACTTTTTCCCGTGGGTTTTGTATGCACTCATTAAGATTTTTTACAAGATGTTTAAGAAAAATGAATTGTATTCAGATTTTCACGACAATGGAAGAGGGAAAGCCATCATCTCTTCTATTTCTGAAAATAAAACAAAACTAGATGCAACTCATGTCTTAGTCACTCGAATTCATAACGGCTTACGATGGTTAAACGGTGACCATATGAATAAGCTTTCTGTATTCAAATCCTTTACTGTATTCAAAAAATTATTTTTCACAGCAGAGCTAGAAAACGAAAAGCTTTCAGAGCTGGCAGAAATCTTAATCTCAGTTAAAGACAAAGATTTTGATATAATCTCTGTAGAAGAGTTACCTAGGTACCACAAATACAGAAGTATTCTGAAGTCTGATAAGATTAAATACATCGCCTTATTCAAAATCCAAAAATCATCTAAAGTCTTGGGCTATATATTCGTATTATTCCAAGATGGAAAAGTAGCTAGTTATAATAGAGAAGTCTACCAAGACTTTCTTAGAATCGCTTCCGAAATAGCAAAGGAGTTTTCCTAATGAACTTTGAAGACTTACAACTTTACGACATGTTTGAATACTACGGAAAAGTTTTTATCAAAAGAAGTCAGAGCACTGCTTACAATAAAGACAAAGGTATAATCAGACTTCATCCCAAAGATCAAGTAACATTCATAGACAAAGAAGAATTAAAAAGAATAGGAGATAAAACAGATGACATTCTCTGAACTTAAAAAAAACGATGCCTTCTTTTATAAGGAACGACTCTTCATCAAACGCTCAGACGACAAGGCATTCAACGCTTCCATCGGCTACTTCACCATCCACCCCCACGAGGAAGTAGAACCGGTTCCCATTTCCCCTGTAGATCCTGCACATGTGCAGGATTCTTCTCCGCCTACTCAGTCCACACAAGGAGACAACAATGCTTAACCGCAAACAAAAACACAGAGTCACTCACCACATAGAACTACCCATCGTAGCAGAAATCAACATATTCGGCTTTGTATTTAAATTCGTTTTGCTAAACACAAACGATAGCTATTACAAAATAACAGGCTATGATGTAAAATTCTACTCTTTACTCGAAGCCCAAAACTTCGCACTCGAAAACGACATCGACTTGGAGGTATTATGAAGACTACACCCGTAAGGAATGCATATATGCATTCCCAACCATCAGACAAAAATCCATACCAAAACACCTCCGAAAAAATCTATCGTTGGTCGTTCTATGTCATCCACGTTGTAATTGCGTTTGCGTTTCTCATTGTCTACCAACAAGAAAAAGATTCTCTCATCGATGTCATCAAAGAAGTCTTCAAATTCACCAAGGACATATACTATCTCTATGTGATACCTATCGGTCTCAAGATACTAGGTGAACATGCACCTGCAATCGTTAGTGCCTTCAAGGGGGGAGGTCTCCCCCTCGCTTCATCCTCTAACGAGGATTCCGCTACCCCCTCTCCTAGGGCAACTTATTTTACGAATTTAAACCCTTCGCAAAAACGCCCTAAAACCCAACAGGAGTTCATAGATGAAAAAAATTATTTCTAACGTAGGGTCGGCACATGTGCAGACCCTACGCACTACACAACGCTACCAGTCCATCATTGCACATCCTGATTATCGGGGTGTAAAGGAATACATCATTCCGGACACACAGCGTGACGCTATCAACCTGCACACCAAAAAAGCAGAGGCACACAACCACTGCAAAAATACTTCCTGCACTATGGCTCTGAACTGGATAGGTTTGCATTTTGGAGACCAGTATCCGGTTCTAAAATCTCTCTCTACTTGCAATGAGTTCCAATACAATGCAATCCTTGATGTATTCATGCTTCCTAACGAACGCATCCAACACTGGGGACCTCACATTCGTTGTTTCAACGCTCTTTTACAAAATGCAAAACTTCCATTGACTGCAAAATTTGGAAAGGTCTTACCCAACTGGAATTCGATTTCTGCTTCTATTTACAAAGGCTACCCTGTAGTTCTAGGAACTCTAATCACCAAAAGTGGTCACATTGTTCTACTCATTGGAATTATCACAGGGCATGTAGTCGACCAATATGCAATCATCGATCCCTACGGTGAGCCTCCACACTATCGCAACACAATAGCAGATTACTACCTAATCACAGAATCCAACTGGCAAAAATGGATCACACCCGAATGCAGTGCCATCTGGTTTGAGGAGACAATATGAAATTCATCTACCAAACTTCTACACTCAAAAAACTTGTAGACTTTATCGCAAACTTCTTAGCGGCACTACTGCTTATCACATGGGCACTGGGACTCCCGTTTATGTTCTACTATGTGGAAACAAACCAACGCTTCCAACAATCAGTCATCCGCAACCTGCAAAGAGATTGCACCTATCGAGTAGAATTAGATCCCGAATCTGTAGGGTCTGATCCTGTTCAGACCCCTAAAATCAGGAATCACAGATGATCGAATTTCTAAAAAATACGTTTTGTTACATTTTTTTATTTGGATCAATGACTTTGAATTTAGCAGTTCTAATTCATTTGTATTCAAACCCGATGGTGAATCATCTGCAAATCACCAGCTCATCTACTCTGTTACTATTTTGCATGCTATCAATCATCAATATAGTTTCAATCATTCTATTTTTTATTTTACCAGACGAGGTCCTCTAATGATTAAACTTTTTTTATTTTTGTTTTTAATTCTGAATTGTAATTCTTCTAAAGAATTAACTAAATTCGATGAAAAACTAGATTTGCACATTCAAAAGGAATATATTAAAGATGCTCTCGACATACCGGAGTATCAAAAAAAATATATTCTAGACACCTTCGACAAAACAGAATCTTTCTGCAACGATTGTGCTCTCGCTAACAAATCTCTCTGGGAGAGAGTTACAGAGCTTGAAGCAGAAAACAAGCTTCTAGATTCGCAAGCAAAAAAATACAGGACTATTCGGAATACTCTGATAGCTCTAATTATAACTCTATCCATCTATTTTTTTAGAAATCAAATCTGGAGTATAATTCGGATTCTTTTTAAAATTTAAAAAAAATTAAAACGAGGGAACAAATGGAAGACAAAACGAATAACAAAGGATTTCTTTTTCTAAATCCAGACAGACTATCTAAAAATAGCCCTACCTACAAAGGCTATTTACAAATAGACAACGATAAAATCCAAATAGCCGCTTGGTATAAAACTTCAAAAAAAACAGGAAAGAAATATTTATCCATAGCAATCGATCCAATCAAAAATCGCACAGATAATTACCCCGCCTATACAATGAATGAACAAGGTGAAATGGAAGAGGTGTTTTAATGAATTGCGATGCATGTTTACTTTCACCTGAATTAAAACTACTCCAAGCAGAAGATAACTGGATAACTCACTGCGAAAGAATGCTTAAATACGGTAGCCGAGCAACTAGATTTGAAAAGCTACCTGATTTTATTAAAACAGATAGAATTAAAAAATTTTATGAAGGTTACGAAATCCGTGTAAAAAACAAAAAAAATGAATAAAATTAAATTCTCTCATATCTACTGCAAGCTAGAAAATATTTCGATTGAACTACCCGTTATGCTTTTGGAAGTATTCACAAAAGAAGAAAAAGAGCTTAGCCAATCTTTTTTAAACTATGATACTAAGTTTCCAATTACTCCTCCTTATCAATACTATAAACTCTATAGCCCAAATTCAAAATTCATCGTCCTTTTATTCTCAGATAAATTCGGAAACTTATTTACTACGGTAAGACCTTTTAAAGAAGAAAAATACTCTTTCTACTTATCCCAAAGAGGCAAATCTTTCGAAGTAGAAATAGTAAAACAACAGGAAAAACAAAATGGCTTCTAATTCTAAAATCGAATGGTGTGACCATACTGTTAATTTATGGATGGGTTGTTCCAAAGTACATACAGGATGTAAAAATTGTTATGCAGAGTATTTTTCATCGCATCGATTCAAACAAAATCTTTGGGGCGAGAAAAACACTAGGTTCGAAATTAAATCAATTATAGATAGGATCAATGTTAGGGTAGATATGACTTGCGAAGGGTGGAGATTATCCTCCAAACGACAGCCATCATTAATAGAATTTAGCGAGATACTCTGGATCGCAATTAATTCAGAGCCCTTCGTATTTAACTTTAAATTGAAAAAAATGTCTAATGAAATTTTAGCTACAATTAAAATTTTCAAAAAAATCTATAAAATTTCCTATTCTATTGAAAATACAAATTTAAAATAAATATGAATAACTACCAAAAAAAAATATTATTAAAAAATTTTGAAAATGATTTAGAAAGATTAAAATATAGGATTACTACATTTAATTCTTTCATAAAAGCTATTTCTTCACAAGAAATTGAAAATAGTTTAGATAATTTGGAAAGTTTGAATCAAATAGTAAATATGGATTTGAAGAGGATACTAGAAACTTTAGAAAATATAAAAAATATAATAGAAGGATTTTAAAAAATGCAAATACAACTACTAAAAAAAATAATATCATATGCACTTGAAGAATTAAACAATAGAACCTGCAACGATATAAACGAATCAGAGTTAGAACTCACCACAGAAGAAAAAACTCTAGCCTTGAAAATATTAAACGTTAAATATAAATTAGAAGACGATGAAGATATCGAAGAAATCACTAACGACTTACAACTTACTAGAATAGTCGAAGATTTATTTGATTCTATCCATTTAAAATCTTAATTGGTAATTATTTATAAAATATCATTTTAAATAACCTTGAATCTTATAAAATTCTTCTCTCTTTTCCGACGCTTTTAATTCTGTTTCTATCCAGTTAAAACGCTGTTTGGAATAAAATTTAAGTATTGAATTTGAAGAAAAAACAAAAACCAATGACCCCAACCCGAACTAACCTCTCAACCCTACGCGTGAAGGATGTGGAGGGCACGTAGGAAGCGAAGAATGGGCTTTTAGTTGCCAGAGGCAAAACCAAAAGTTAGGAAAAGGCGTTAAGCGAAAGCTTAACGGTCTGAATCTTGAAAAGGAGAAGACGATACCCTCCTATCCTTCTAGGTAATTGTCTATTTGCTACTTCACTCTATGAATTTAGAGCGAGAGGAGGAGAAGAGAAAATGGATGAAGCAATGGAAGGAACAGGATTAGGAATAAATGTAGCCGATTCGTTTAATTTGTTAGAAGAAGGTTCACCTTTAGGGGGATTAGCTCATCCATGTGTAGGAATAGCAATGTTTATTATGGGTAGAATTGTTAAATCAGGTGGTCAAATTCATAATCGGAATCAAAATCATAGGCCAAAAGTGAATTTGTTTGGTTGTTTTCATTTGAGGAGATCAATTACAGATAATGATACTCAAGACTTGTTTCAACTTAGCTGTGCTGTTAAGTATGGATCAGAGTTAGCTAAATGAAGAAAGTTTTTAAACTCTTACTTTTATTCATATTGTTATTTATATTGTTTTGTGAAAACCACGATAAACAAAAGAAGAATAATGAAGATATTTTGAATTGTTTTATTGTTTCAAGGTTAATAACTGATCGTGATCAGAAATCTTTATTTCAACTTACATGTACCGTTAAAGTCACAGATGATAATCAGTCTGTTGCGAAATAAGAAAAAATTGTACCCAGAATAAGAATCTATTAGAGAATAGTAAAAGAATGAAATTACGAAAGAGGGAACAAATGACTTTTATCCAGTATGATTTAAACAAAATA